GCGAGTCACGATGACGTATCAAAGGTACAGATTCAAGACAAGGAGGTAGGGTTAAACATGCCAAGTGCTAGTGCTTCACGTAATACTGACTGGCTTTCTCACAAGCATCGGCTCGGCAAAAGCGGACTCAATTGGGTTATTAAATATCGTGACCCAACTGACATGCGTAAGCAAATTATGAAGCTATCACCTCAAGGTGTGCTTCTAGTCAAACAACTCAGAGACATTCTCTATGGTTAAATCCACCACTTGGAAACAATGCAGAGACTACACGCTCCGACATTGCCCATCATGGGTAACAGGAGGAGGACGTAAGTCTGCCATTTTGTACTCTGGTAAGTTCGGTGAGTTGCATCCACTAACATTTGATCCACATAAGATCACAATGCGTCTCATTCTTGAAGACTGCCATGAGCTAAAGGCTCAAGGTATGAAACATGGTTCACTCAACCGTTACGTATCAGCAGTATCTAAAGTTCTCAAATTCTCTCAGGAGATGGAGCTTTTATCTCAGGACTGGACAGTCCCTAGATTTAAAAGATTTAGTGAGGACGAAGATTGTCAAGAGCGTAATGCTTTTACATCAGATGAACTTAAAACTATGGTGTTATTTGCACGTGACACACTATTTCACGATGCACTAGCTGACATCATATTGTTTGCGGCTTTGACAGGTATCAGACAAGAAAAGATCTTGACTCTGACTAAAGACAAAGTTGACTTAGACAATAAGATCATCACAGTTATGAAGCCAAAACGTCGTGGTCAAAAGGCAAGGACGTGTGGCATACATGACCAATTAATTCCTATGCTTGTACGAAGGTGCACAGAGGATAGGAAGTATATCTTTGGTGATGACTGGCTTAATGCTGACCAGTTACGTAGACATTTTCGTAAGTGTTTACGAGCCATAGACAGAACCGATGGAACATACACATTCCATGGGTTACGCCATACAAATGGCACGCTCCTGATTCAATCAGGTGTAAATATCAAGGACGTTGCTGACCATATGGGTCACTCGTCAACACGCGTAACTGAACGCTATTTACACGCGGCAGATAAGAACCTTGCTGAACGTGTAAACTCTATAGACTTCGCTATTGCGTAATCTAAAGCGTCTATAGATCTCAAAATCATCACTTTTTACATCAATTTTTGTGCAAGTTTACAATAAAAGTTACAATAAAAAGGCTGAAAAGCCTTGGGAGTGTGGCGGAATTGGTAGACGCGCCGGACTTAAAATCCGTAACAACTTGGTGTAGATAGTGGATGGGATTAGCTAAGAAGCTAGTCCCTTTCTTAATTGTCCATGTGTACGAAAGTGCACAGAAATATCTACCGAGCATGCTAACCGAAAAACAGATAGAGGATCAGCAGGAGTTCGAGCGTAAACAAATAAGTGGTGGACTACATAAACTAAGAACTAACACTGAAAAGTTAGAAGAAAAGACTTATGCGTCTGCAACTGTTTATGGCTCAGCGTGTGTTAACTCCATATTGCCTGATCTAATTGCATTCATTGATAGTAAGAAAGATAAATTTTTAACCCAAGCTGGTAAGAACTTTGTTGTATTTCACAAGCATATTCTCCCGAGCGAATCATCTATACAGGCATTGCTTTCATGCAAGGTTGTATTCGATCATGTATTTTCACCACAACAGAAAAAACATTACATAACAACCATAGCTATGGCTATAGGTTCAGCTCTTGAAGGTGAAGCGCAAATGGAATACTACGAGAAAGAAGCTCCAGCTTTGTTAACTACACTTAAAAAGAATTATTGGCACCAAGCCAAAGGTACAGAGTACAAACGCAAGTGCATACAAACTCTTATGCACAAGCAGAACATAACACCTTGGGTACGTTGGGATAAAACTACTAAGGTCAAGGTCGGAACCTTCCTAATGGATTGTCTTATGGAAGTATCTGGCTGGTTTGAAAGAGATCTAATCATAAAAGGTAGAAAAAGATATGCAGTACTAAATCCAACTGAATTATTAATTAAACAACATGCCCAAATCATGCGAATGGCTGAATTATTCAGTCCACTTGCTAAGCCTATGCTTATCCCTCCTCGTAATTGGAACCCTCTCCAAGATGGTGGTTACTATCTAAATGAATTGACTCGTTGTCATGGTTTGATTAGAAGGACCGATGACGGGTTAATACAGGGAGAAATTCCCTACGAGTTTATTAACAAAATTCAGAAGGTTTCTTATAAGCTAAACCCGTTCATAGTGGGGGTTGCAAAGGAGTTGGAAGAAAGAGGAATTAGCGTAGGAAAATTTAGACCTGTCATTCAACACGAGATACCACCTAAACCTCCAGAGGAGGCGAGCAAGGAAGTATGGAAGAGTTGGAAAAAACAAGCAACAATATCTAGAAACTTGCAGGCTGCTGAAGTTCGTAAGTCCTGCCGTACTCGTATGACAATGGAAGTTGTACGAGAGTTTGAAGGGAAAAATTATTATATTCCTTGGAGTTTCGACTACAGAGGTAGAGCATATCCAATACCAAACCTACTAACACCACAAGATACTGACTTTGGAAAGAGTTTAATTTTGTTTAGTGAAGGTGCAAAGATAACACCTAAAGGTTTGGAGTGGATCAAGTTCCAGTTAGCAACTACGTATGGATTAGATAAAGCTACGATGCAAGAGAGATTAGAGTGGGTATCTATACCAGCTAATCAAGATCTTGTATTCAGAATAGTCAAAGACCCTATCAAATATATAGCTGACTGGGAAAATGCAGACGAACCTTGGTTATTTTTAGCTGCTGCAAATGAGTATGTCAGTCTCATCTTGGGACACACGGACGTAACACATCTGCCAGTGGCTGTAGACGCTACATGTAGTGGTTTACAAATCTTGGCTGGACTTGCCAAGGACGCCTCCACTGCTCGCATGGTAAATGTTATTGGGAGCGAAAAGCCTCAAGACGCCTATGCAACCATCGCTTCAAGGAGCATGGAGGCAATCCCTGATCGGCTAAAACCCCACTGGGATAGAAAGGTGACTAAGCGTTGTGTGATGACTATTCCATACAACGCGAAGCCCTTTTCAAATCGTTCTTATATCAGGGACGCCTTCAAAGAAAAAGGTGTTGACGTTGATAAAGAAGAACTAACTCAATGTGTGCAAGCAGTACGTTCAGCAATGAATGTAGTCGTTCCCGGCGCAATGCGAGTAATGAAATGGATAGAAACGGAGATAGCTCGAGCAATAAAATCTGGAGCTGATGAAATTAAATGGACAACTCCATCTGGTTTCAACGTTAAGCAAAGACTAATGAAAACCAAGTCGACAGTTATAAGAACACAGTTGATGGGTAGATGTGAGGTACATGTATCTGGAGCTGAAACAGGTGTGGATCTAAAGCATCATAAGAATGCTACTGCTCCTAACCTAATTCATTCACTAGATGCAAGCCTCCTCCACATGGCTGTTATGAACTTCAATGAACCTATAGCATTGATACATGATTCAGTTCTATGTAGAGCTACTGATATGTGTAAACTGTCCACCTTGGTACGAGATACATACATGCGTCTGTTCGCAGAGCATGAACCCCTAACCGACTTCGCCCTAGCAATAGGAGCCGAAGAACAACCACCGATTATTGGCGACTTAAAACCAGAAGCCGTAATTGATTCACAATATTTTTTCTGTTAATGAGAAACATACACGTAACACCCGAGCCTGTAACCCTAGAGGGATTCCAAGCTGTGTTAAAGCCAAGTAAGTTTGGCTATTCATTAAAAGCGATAGTTGGAGATGAGCTAATCTCTAAGCTAGAAGATGAAAGAGAAGACTGCCTTAAATGGGCAGAGAGTAAACTCAAGAATCCTAAAAGATCTACACTAAAACCAACTCCATGGGAAGAGGTATCAAAAGGTAAGTATCTTATTAAGTTTTCTTGGTCAGATGAGAAGAGACCTCCAGTTGTAGATACAGAAGGTACACCAATAACAAATACTGATACTCCTGTGTATTCAGGCAGTAAGGTAAAGATTGGATTTACACAGAAGCCATACATACTCAGAGATGGCGTGACTTATGGAACATCACTTAAGTTATCTGGAGTTCAGATAGTAAGTATCCAGTCAGAGGTAGGTGTAGACACAGGTGATTTGGACGAGCAAGGAGCAGCCGAGCTGTTTGGTAATACTGCTGGCTTCAAGACATCTGAACCAAACGTCACACCAGATACTACTCCTAGCTCAGTAGAGGATGACTTTTAGATCAGGTCTTGAAGAAAAGGTAGCTGATTTATTAGTAAGCTTGGACGTTGACTACGAATATGAGGAAACGTCCTACCCTTACACAATTCAACATCAATATACTCCTGACTTTGTATTACCAAGTAACGGAGTAATCCTAGAAGTGAAGGGCTATTGGGATCCTCCATCGAGACGAAAGATTAGACAAGTAATCAAGGACAATCCTGATATAGACCTTCGCATGGTCTTCCAAGATCCATACAAGAGGATAAGTAAAAAGTCCAAAACAACGTACGCCAAATGGTGTGAACGTTACAGCATCAAATGGTGCGCGGCACATTGCATACCAGTTGATTGGTTGAAATGACAGCAGAATTTTTAAGACATGAGCCATGCGAAGTGTGTGGCTCTTCTGATGCGAAAGCTATATACAGCGACGGAAATACTTTTTGTTTTAGTTGTCAAAACTTAACAAGAGGCGACGACAATAATCAAACACATAACATGCCCACCAATGTCCAATTCAAAGGATCAGCCCAAAGGCTGCATAAACGAAAAATCAGCGAAGCAACCTGCCAACACTACAGAATATACAGAGACGGAGAACTTCTCCGCTTCCCTTATTTCAGCAGCGATAAAACACTTCGAGGATTCAAAACCAAAAGCAAGTTAAAAGAGTTCAAGTATGAAGGAGCTACTACTGACACTTTATTTGGTCAGTCTCTTATTCCTTCTACTGGCAAACTTATCATTGTCTATGAGGGCGAACTCGATGCTGCATCGGGGTGGGAGGCGTACCCGAACTGGGCGCATGTTTCCCTACCGCATGGCGCAGCGTCGGCAAAGAAAGACATTCAAAAACAATTACAACTATTTCAAGGATATAAAGAGATTATTCTCTTCTTTGACAAGGATGAAGCAGGGAAGAAAGCTACGGAGCAAGTGGCTGCTCTCCTACCAAGTGGGAAAGTTAAGATTGCTCACCTTCCAGATCCGTACAAGGATGCTTCTGATGCTCTCATGGCTGGAGATGGAGAGGCGATTCGCAAAGCTATCTGGAATGCTTCGCCGTATCAACCGGATGGTATCGTCGATGGTAAATCGCTTCTTGAATTAGTAACAAACCCTAGTCCTCCATGTGACTTTGAGTATCCATTTGCAGGACTGCAAAGATTAACTCATGGATGCAGATACGGAGAACTAACAGTTATAAGTGCAGGTACAGGTCAAGGTAAATCAACCCTGACACGCCAGTTGGCGACTCACTTTTTAGACTTAGATGAACGAGTAGGATACATTGCACTAGAAGAATCTAATAGAAGAACAGCTTTAGGCTTGATGTCTGTAGCTACTGGTAAAGCATTACATCTTGGAGAACATACCAAGGACACATTACAAGAAGCATATGACAAAACCCTCAAAGGCTGGAATCTCTTTCTTTATGACCACTTCGGGAGTGCTGATCCTGATATTATCTACAGTCGCATTGAATATATGGCACTCGCGCTCGAAACGAAAACCATATTTTTGGACCATCTGAGCATATTAATCTCGGGATTAGACGGAGATGAGCGTAAGATGATCGACACCACCATGACTAAGCTGAGAAGTTTAGTTGAAAAGACAGGAATAAAACTGTTTTTGGTATCACATTTACGTAGAACACAAACAGATAAGAACCATGAAGAAGGTGCACGCGTTACTCTTGGACAACTAAGAGGTAGTGCAGCAATAAGTCAGTTAGCTGATGAAGTTTGGGGGTTAGAAAGAAACCAACAATCTGATGCAGTAGACCAGACAATACTTCGTGTTCTCAAGAATAGATACTCAGGTGAAGTAGGTGTCGCATGTCAATTGAAATACAACAAAGAAACATGTAAATACGATGAAACTACGGACCCAATTTTCAATCCCAGCACAGACTTCTGATCTGGAGCTGATAAAACCAAACCCACCCAGTAAACAAGCAAAAAAGAAAGCAAAGTTTCGGGATAAAACCTATGTCGGAAAGCCAAATGCTCGTCTTTGATTGCGAAACTAACGGATTACTACATGACGTTTCTGAGGTACACTGCCTTGCCATTTACGACGCCCAAAAAGAAGAGACGTTCGTATTTAACGATCAACCTAATAACTCCTACCCGATCACGGAAGGTTTGCATTGGCTCACCCATGCTGATGTTATTGTTGGTCACAATATTATTGGGTACGATCTACCTGTTCTTCGGAAAATTTATCCTTGGTTTAAGTATGACGGGACTGCTATTGATACTCTTGTGTTATCTAGGAGTTACCATCCAAACTTGATGGATATTGATAAGAGAAGAAATGTACCAAGAATGCCTTTACAACTATATGGACGTCATAGCTTAGAAGCATATGGTTACAGATTAGGAGAGTACAAAGGAGAGTTTGGGAAAACCACAGACTGGCAGAGCTGGTCACAAGAAATGCAAGATTATTGCGTACAAGATGTACAAGTTACCACCAAATTATGCGAACACTTCCGCCCTTACTTGACGCGGATCGGTTAGAGCACCGAGTCGCAGAAATACTTACAGAACAAGAAATTCATGGATGGACATTTGATGAATCAAAAGCTCAGCAACTTGAGTCATCTCTCCGACGAGAGATGGAAGAGACTCAAGCAATACTTCGAGGACAATTCCCTTACGTTGCAGGATCGTTGTTCACTCCTAAACGAGATAACGCAACACAAGGATACAGAGAAGGATGTGAAATACAACGAATAAAGGAGTTTAACCCAACATCGAGAGACCACATAGCATGGATTCTGAAGACCCATTTCAAAGTCAAATTGAGCAAGACCACAACGACTGGGAAACCAATTATCGACGAGATTACATTGATGGAGATAGATATTCCCTTCTCCAAACTATGTGCGAAATGTTTGACGATAAAGAAGAAGCTTGGAATGATATCCGAAGGCGTGAACGCATGGAACAAGCTTGTTACGACTGAAGGTAGGATTCATCACAACTGTTCAGTTTCTACTAACACATTTAGATGTGCTCATAGAAAACCGAACTTAGCACAAGTTCCTGCTGATAAAGAATTTAGAGAACTATTTACTGCTAGTCCAAGACACACAATGGTAGGTGCAGACTTGAGCGGAATCGAATTGAGAATGCTCGCCCATTACCTTGGCAGATATGACGGAGGTCGATACGCCGATATCTTACTAAACGATGACATACATCAAGTAAATGCAGACAAAATAGGAATCACCAGACGCCAAGTTAAGACTGTGACATATGCCTTTCTTTATGGTGCTGGAAATGAAAAATTAGGTATGAGTTATGATAACTCTTTACAACCCAAGGAAGCCCGTAAAAAGGGACAAGAGATTAGAGAGGCTTACGTATCTGCAATCGAAGGATTATCCGACTTACTTCGAGCGGTTTCAAATAAGGCTACTAATGGGTGGTTGTTGGCAATTGACGGACGAAGAGTCTTGGTCGATAGCCCACACAAAGCCTTAAACTACTTACTTCAATGCTCTGCTGGTATTATCGCGAAGCGTTGGATGGTTATTGCAAATGACCGCCTACAACCTTTTCACACACATCAACTAGCATTCGTGCACGATGAACTGCAATATGAATGCAGACCTTATCACGCAGTTGGTGTAAGACGAGAATTAGAAACATCAGCAATATTAGCTGGAGAATACTACAAATTACGTTGTCCCATTGCAGCAGAAGCCAAAGAAGGAATGACATGGGCAGACGTACATTAATTTATGAAAATACTGATAGATTGCGACTATATAGTCTATAAATGCTGTGCAGCAGCAGAAACCGAGATGGATTTTGGTGATGACGTAATAGTTGTCACATCTAACTTCTCAGATGCGATGAAATGCGTAAATAGAGATTTAGAACGTATAAAAACCGATTTAGGTTCATTCGATGATGAATTAGTGCTATTTTTTACAAGCCCTAATAATTTTAGGAAAAAAATTTTGCCCGATTACAAAGGTCATCGACAACGAAAAAAGCCCTGTGGATTTAAACGTGTGATACAGGAGCTTAAAAAGAATTACAGAGTTATCCTCAAAGATACACTCGAGGCTGACGATGCGTTAGGTATCTACGCAACAAAGTACCCC